CGCTAAGCTTGCGTCCCTCATGCTAGCTAAAAGTTTTTTTAGTGTCGCTATTGTTGCCGTTATGCTTGCTACAGGTGTCAAAGCTGACGTCGCAAGATTTTTCAGCTCGCCCGAAAAAGAGCTTGTCTCTTTGACTGTATCTTTTGTTGTTTTGGATATGTCTTTAAACGATTTGTTTAATTTGTCTGTAGTCTCTTTAACGTCTTTTGCGGGTTTGTTAACGGCACCTAGATTTTTTTTAACGTTGCTCAATCCCTTGTCAACGCCACTTGAGTCTAGCTCCGTTTTAATAACTACCTTGCCGTCTTCCACTTTGACTCCTTATGTGTTATAAAATAAATCTTTAAATTCTTGTTCTTCTTTTTTTTCGGCTGTGCTTTTCGGCAGTCGCCACGCTTCTTTTAAATCCCTTAGATGTTTGTCTTTTTGGTCTGCAAGCCTAAATCCAATCACGTCATTTAGTTTTGTGCCAGTTAGCCCGTCGATCATTGCCTTAACCTTATGCCAGTGTGTTGGCGTGTCTATCAAGTCAAGACCATACTGCTGCAACACACCAGCGTAAATAAAATCACTGTCTATGATATAATCCAAAACACGTTCGGCGTTTTTTCCCGTGGCTCGCGGTAGTTCTTTATGGGGCGAGAAAAACTCAATGAGCTGCTTAACGCCCTCTGTCCTGTCCTCTGGCACCTCGTCAACGTATAAGAAATCAAAGTCGCTTGTCAATGCTTCATCGGTTATTAGCTCGTAAAATCTAAACCAATAAGCATGATCAGTCCTCACCTTATATGCTTTACCGTGAACCACAATACTTGTTTGCAGAACGTGTTTTGTTAAATCCATTTTATGCTTCCTCTTCCTCTAACTCTACTGTAATAACGCCGTCATCTATATCTCCCGTTGTGATGTTCTCAGCATAAGTACTATAGCCAGCTTTTAGGACAACCACCGTGTATGTCTCGCCCACTCGCAACACGTACACATCAGTTAAGCCTTGTGCGTTTGTAATTTTTTGGGTACTACCAATTGTTACTGTAGCACCTTGCACAGGAGTATCGCTCTCATTCACCACTGATACACGAGCTGCCCTGTTTGTTTGGCTGCTGCTTGTAAAGACTGGCGTACCGTCTGTTATAACTATCTTGCCAATATCTGTCGTGCCTGTTAACTCGATGTTGACCGTCAAGACGCTTTCGACTGGATTAAAGCTGTCAATGATGAAAGTTGCATCACTCAGCCAGCCGTCTATGCTTGCATCGTCTCCTAGACCCTTAAAGGCAATGAGGATCTCCCCTGTCGCTCCCTCGCCAACCGTTTGATTGATAAAGCGTTTGTAAAAAAAATCAAAGTCCTTCTCGCCCTTAAACATTGTGATTGGCTGACTCAACGTATGCTTGAGTTTGTCAACAACAGTTTTTGGTGACTCGTCGACAATAAAATCAAACTCTTTTGTCTCCGCATTTGGCGTGATTGTGTTGTCAGTTGATTTTTTAATTTGGATAAACTCTGCAGAACCTTTGTTTCGTACAAATAATGCCACATGATGTTTTTTTATCATGTCTCCGTTAACTAATGCCATTTAATACCTCTCTTATTTTTGTGTGCTTGCACAATTTACATTAAACGTATATATCGCCCGACCTTTGTCATCTGTGTAAGCATAACTTATCTGAGTCGCCACATCAAATGCGTAAGTCGTGCTGTCATCGTCTATTTGCAAATTGTCTAAAGCGTTTGATATTTTTTTTAATATTACCCGAGACTCCTCTTTTCCAGAGAACCTCGAGTAAATCCCAATTGAATTAAGCTGCAAGCTTGACCCGTCAACAAAGTTGCGCTCCTTAGCCTGTGATGGATCATGTCTCAAAACCACGCCCTCGATGTCTGGTGATGGTATGTCGTCGATATAAAACTTAACGTCGCTGTTATTTTTTTCAAACTCCTCCTCTAGCCAGTCTATTAAACTGTCAATTAAACTCATTTTGCACTCTCCTTTCCCACTCTTTTAGTCTCTCTGCCTTTGCAACCTCAAACCATTTTCTTTTGGCGTTCGGGTTTTTTAACAAGCTCGGCTGTCCGCTTTCGTGGTAAACCTTTTTTGCGTAAGGCACGTTCCATGTCACGTACCCGCTCCCAAGCACGGTGTCAAAGCCTTTTTTTCTTAACGTCCCTGTTGCTTGCGGTGCGTATTTGTCGCTATCATTTAATACCATGTGGTCAAGTAGTCTTTGTGCTTTTTGTTTTTTGCTGGCTAGCTCTGTTTTTATTGTGTTGACGTTTAGTTTTATGTCAATGGTCATCTTAGCCCTACCTCATAGTGATGCAAACCAAAACGATCATAGGCTGGAGTTACAGACTCTACAAAAAACTCTCTGCCTAAAAAAACAAGCTTGTCGTTTAAAGTTGGCTTAAACTCCTCAAGGCTTATCTCATCGCCATCTTTTGTTTGTATCATGCTGCCTTCTCCAACATAGAGCCTCATTTTGTCGCTTGTGTTTATGCCCTCTGTTTTTCGACCAGATCCTAAGTCTACCGTTATCCTGACCCTCGCCATTTCCAAGACCTGATACGTTTGCTTTCCGTTTCTGTCCACCCCTGTGCTAAGATGATAAGTCGCACTGTGTGTAAGGATATTGTCGCTTATCATATCGACCTCTCAAGCCCGCAATAAATTGTAGCAAAGAATGCCCAATTTGCTTGTGTCGTTTTTGCGTTTGCTTTTTGGGTATCACTCATTGTGTAAGAGTACCCTGCAATGCTCTCGCTCCCAAGTTGTTTGTCGTCATAATGTTTTTGATCTACCATTGCTCCTAAACACTTAGCGATGTTATCGTCAGTAGCGTTTTTGCAAAACGGTTTTAATTGCGAATCGAAAAAACTAATCGCCTCTCTTATTATTTTGTTAAACTCAACCTCGCTAGTTGCGGAGTAACCCGCAGATAAATAATCTTGGTAAGTAAACTTTGTCACTCCGCACCCCCCGTCCTTTTTACGACTTAGAAAACCAATGTGCTAGTTGTTACCCAACCAGAGTAAAAAGTCTTACTGTCTAAAACTAATTTTACTCGAGCCTTAACAACTCCAGTATATGTGTCGTTATTGGAAGTAAGCGAAGTAAAAAGAACTTCTGTCCCTGATGTTGGCACACCATCTTTTATAAAGTTGTTTGTCGCATTCACCCCGTCAAACTCTGCCTTATACTCAAGTGTGTAAGTCCCATCTGTTAGTTTATTACCTGCGTTTGCGGTCACAATAAAGCCTGTTGCGGTTGTCTTGATACTTGGTGCAAGCACTGATGTTATTTGTCTAGCAGTTCGCGGCTTGGTTAGTTTGTGTGCGTATATCTTTCGCCCTTGGATTGCGACCTCTCCGATAAAATTTCCTGAGCCGTCAAGGCTTTGCACTTTAGGCTCAACTGCCCACTCTTCAACGCGTGTACACCAGTTAGGGTGCCCCGCAATAACCGACACGACTTCAGGGAGTGATGTGTCTTCGAACAATAAAAATCCCGCAATCTGCCCAATGGCTCCTGATTGCACAACTGCGTCGCCAAGCTCTGATGCCTTTACAAACTCTGAAGACTTGAGCAACAGGGCATAAACCTCAGGCGAGATTAAAGCAAATCGCCCTTGAGTAGGTACCTTCTCGAGGCTTAACGCTGTGCGCAAGTCGACAAACTGGGCGTACACGTTATCTTTTGTTAATGCCGCGGTCGAAGCGATTATCTCTGCGTTTAGCAACTCTGTTGTCCCGTCCTGATTTATTCGCAGACTCAATGAGTGTGCTGCACTGTCTAGCCGATCCGCGATGATGTTATCTGGCACGCTATCAACAGAGTAGCCGTCAATCTTTTCATTTACAGCCACGTCCTTGTTAATCGTTAGTGTCAAATAAGACCCGCTTGCTTGTGTAAGTGTTGCGCCTCTTGTTGCGTTGTCTCTTGTGTAGTCCCCTGCAACTGCCTCTGTGTCTCTCACGGGGATCTTAACCGCTCCTGCCTTTGGGCTCCCCTCGTATTTATTGTTCCACACGTACCCGTTTTTCTGTACGATCTCGTCTCTTAGTTTTGCGTCAACTAGACTTGCAAATCTATCTTGTGATGTTACTGCCATTTTGTACCTCTTATAGTTTTAAGTTTGGGTTAAGCTTTTTAAACGCCCTCGTGACTCCATCATCGCCGTCTCCCTCTCCAGCCATCCTTGTAACAACTGGGGGCGTCGGTCTTGTGTCGTCGACTAAAATGTTTTCTTTTCCGTCAACCAGCCCAAAAAACAAGTCGTCTAAAGACTTACCCTTTGACTCCTCGCTCTCTAACAGCTCAACGAGCCTAGAGGCGATGGCGTCTTTTGTAATTTCATTTGCAAACTTTTTTTTGTTTGTAAAGTCTTTTACTTCTCCCATCAGTTCTAATTTTTTTAATTTCGCTTGGCTTTCGGCTTCGATCGCTTTTGCTTTCTCTTGCCACTCTTTCAAGTCCGCTTTAAGTTTTTCAACGTCCCCCGCACTCTCAAGTTTCTGCATAAGTTCGGCTGATTGAGTTTTGACGTTTGTAAGTTCCAAAGACAATGCGTTTGCTTTTTCTTTTTCCCTTTCAATGTCCCTTCCATTTTCTGCCATGATTTTTTCTATGACTTCTTTTTCCAAGCCAAGTTCTTTTAAAAAATCCGTCTTCATTTAAAACCCCCATAAGTTTTTTTAAGCGTTTAACTACCCGCTATAGTTTTTTGCCGTTATAGGTGCGGTCAACCAATATACAATCTTGTTGTCTCAAGACTGATGCCCGTTTGCTTCTCTAAATCCCTTGCTGCTGCAAAAAGCTTTTTGTACTTTACGCTTGCACTGCTAGCATCTACTCCAGCTTTTTTATATGCTCCTATCCTTTTTTTTTCGGTGCGCATTGCCCTCTCTATCGCTCTCATCTTTTGCTCTGCTTCATATTGCGATATTTTTACCCCGTTATATTTTACCTCACTCTCCCTCAGTTCGTCAAGCTCGCCCGCAGAAAAATGTTTTTGATCGCCCTCAACAAAAGGTCTAACGAAGTGGCGACAATTTATCCCCATCAATCCATCTGCCTCGCCGAGTCGTGTTGTCTCTGCAAGGTTTGGATACTTTTTGCTCTCGCCGTTTATCTGATATATTCTCCCCTGCCAGCTTGCGTGCTCAGGTCTCGCTCCCATGTGTGCGGAAACCTCGACTAGGTTAGTCTCTAGCACCTCTGCTTGCGTTAACGCCTGCTCACGTGCGACTTGGTTAACACCAGTCAAAACGTTTGTCCGTATCATTGACTCAACGCTCCTCACAATTGTCTTGCCACTTGACGAGTACTGTACCGTCTTTATCCCGTTGTCTATTAAGTTGTCAACCGCGCTTTTTATTGCATCGTCATAACTCCACGCCCCTGTGTTTGTTTTTGCAAAAGCTCGAGTTGCCTCTTTGATAAACTCATTTTGTCCTCTGTCTGCAATTGTTAGCGTCAATCGCTTTATTCGCTCCTCTGTTAAGCCTAAAGCCGTAAACTGCTCGTGTACTGGCTTGTTAAGTACTTGGTGGATTAGTTGTTTTTGCATTTTATCAAACGCTATGCCCTCGTTCCCTTTTTCCAAAGCCCTCTCAAATATTTTCTGCACGCTTGGTGCTAGCTTTTGATTTGTTTCTCTTATTATTTTTTCAACTGCTCCTCTGTCCCACGTTGCTAATATCATTGTTTGCAACTCTAGTTCAGAGCTTGCTTTTTTGAGTGCCTTTAGTTTACCTGCCAATAGCTCGATTAGCTCTTGCTCCATCTCAGCGTATAAAAAAACTAATTCGTCTGGGAGCCGCGCAATAAATCGTGAGCTAAGCAAAAAATCCTCCTATCTGTTCTGGCTCTGGAACGTTTGCCTTTGCCGTTTCCTCATCCTCGCCATAAAACATTTGTCGGTAC